CGCCGCGTTGGCGGTGATGTGGTCAACTTCGAGGCCGTGAAACTGCAGAAAATCGCCGCTGCGTAACTTGTAAATACTGCCGAAATACCTAGATAACGAAATGGCGAGTCGCGCCAACGACTCGCCATTTCTAACCCTAGACACTGTTAGAGGCAGTATCCATGACTGAACTCATATATGCCGGAGACGGCGGACTTTTCAAGACGTGCAGTAAGTGCATCGAGGTGAAATCCCTGTCTGAATTTTCTAGGGCCGCGACTGGCGTAATGGGAGTTCGTGGAGATTGCAAGAAGTGCCGCGGATTGTATACGGCCGAATGGGCCACGGATAATCGAGATTCTGTTCGCGCGTCGTCGCGAAAGCATTACGTCGCGAATAAAGTCGCGATAAACGCCAAAACCGTTGCGACAAGAGATCGTGGCAAGGCGACGGACGCACATAAGCGATGGGCTGACAAGAACCCAGACAAAGTAAGAAGTGCCGCACTGAATTATTATCACACCGTGATAGTAAATGACCCCAAACAGCGTGTTGACAGGGCCGTTTCGTCCGGCGTCTACAACAGCATAGTGGGGGGGTCTAAGGGCGGACGAAAAACGTTCGACTTGCTTGGGTTTTCATTGTCAGAATTGATTGCACATATCGAGGCACTGTTCCTTGATGGTATGTCGTGGGACAATTACGGCGAATGGCACATTGATCACATAGTGCCAAAGTCGCTGTTTCGGTACACAACGCCTGAGTGTCCGGGCTTCAAAGAGGCGTGGGCACTTTCGAATCTTCAGCCCTTATGGGCCGAGGACAATCACAAAAAGAACGCACGCCTAGATCATCCATCACAAACGGCGCGCAGCTAGTCGCCATCGGCGACTTTCTTCTCCAACATTTTACGAAAGGAAATGTCTCCGATGGCAATCAGGGACTTGATGAATAACATTACGCCGAAGGTCGCCATTGCGCCCTTCGTCGCCACTGACGGCACCGCGGCTGTTTCCGGCGCCATTGATACGCTTGGTTATGAGAGTGTAACCTTCGTTATCGCGCTTGGCACGCTTGCTGACGTCGATGCCACCTGGGCCGTTACCGTCAAAGAGGGCGACGACAGCACGCAGGGCAATCATACCGCTGTTGCTGACGCCGATTTGCTTGGCACGGAGGCGCTTGCCGGCTTTACGTACGCGGCCGATGGTGCTTGCCGCAAGATTGGCTATTCGGGCACGAAGCGTTACGTCTCGATTGAGATTGACGATGTGACCGCGAACAGCGGCAATGCGCCGATGTGCGTCGTGGCTATCCTTGGCCACCCGGAACTGGTGCCGACCGCTAATCCTCCGGTCTAATACTAGCATCCATTATCCAACCCAAAGCGCATTAGCGCTAGAGGCGGCAATTGCGCCGCCTCGCAGCAAAGGGACTATTTGAATGAGCTACCAGCCTTTAGTGTACCGCGAGCAGGGTGCCGCGAAACTTGTTGTCGCGTCCGGCGGCGAAATCGACGTCAAGACCGGCGGTAAGATCCTCGCGGACGGCACGCAGGCAGCTTTCGTTGCCGATGTAGCAACAACCGGCACGTATGCGGACGATGACGACGCTATCGTTGCCGCCATCAACGACATTAAGGCAGCGCTAGTCGGCGCCGGAATTATGGCCGCGTCGTAATGCTACATGAAGTGAAGAAGCCGTTTGGATGGTATCCAGACGGCTTCACGCGGGAAGCGCTGGATATCGGCGACAAGCGTGATTTCGGCGGCGCCACAGCGGGTCTTGTGGCTGAAGGCTACATTGTGGTGCCAAAGCAAGAACGCGCGCCTGTGGCCGTTTCTGTGGCGCCTGTGGCCATTTCGGAAGAGCCGCGTCGTGGACGCAAGAGGAAACAGCATGGCGCTGAAGCTAATAACGGCGGCAACGACACCGCTGGTGACGCTGACTGAGGCAAAGCGCCATGTTCGCGCTGTAGATTTTGATGACGACGACTCGTATCTAGAGGCGCTTATCGAAGTCGCGGCGTCGCATATTGACGCGCCTAGCGGCTGGCTTGGTCGCGCTATTCGGCAATCGCAATGGCAATTGCGCCTGGATAGCTTCCCTTGGGAGGAAATCCGCATTCCGCTGCCGCCGCTGGTTTCGATCGATGAAATTGAGTACGTCGACATAGACGGAGCGACGCAGACATACACAGGCTTTCGCGAGTACGGCGTTGGCGCTGCTAACGGCATGGGATCGGTACTTTACGAGTACGATGACGAGTGGCCAGACACGCTTGACGACGAGCCGGAGGTTGTTCGGGTGACGTTTACCGCGGGCTACACCGCGGTTCCAGCGCCGATAAAGCACGCGGCACTGTTGCTAATCGGCGATTGGTACAAGAATCGCGAAAACACGTCCGAAATCAAAATGACGGATATGCCGCGCGCTGTCGATGCGCTGCTTTATCCTTACCGGATATATTAGGGGAACAGCATGGCATCACTTACGATTACCGCGGCGAACGTCGCGGCGGGCACAAATGCCGTCATTAAGCGCGGCAATGCCGGGGCTACGATTACTGCCGGCCAGGTGGTCTATCTTGATACGACCACCACGGGCGAATGGCTGCTTGCCGATGCGGACGCCGCTGCTGCTATTGCGCGAGGATCCGGCCAGATCGGCATTGCGCTGCATGGTGCAAGTGACGGGCAGCCGCTGGCGGTACAGACCGAAGGCAACATCACGATCGGCGCCACCATGACGGCTGGGCTTGCCTACTTCCTTTCGCCGACTCCTGGTGAGATTGGCGTTTATGGCGATGTTCTGAGTGGTGACTACGTTACGCTTGTTGGTGTATCCACGTCGACGACTGTGCTAAGCTTGCTCTTCAAATACACGGGCGTTGCGCTGTAATGGCTATCCCGAGGCCATCAACGTCCGACATTAAGCTTGTGATGGCGGATAACGGTAAAATGCGGCTTCTCTATAAGGGAGAGCCGCTTCCCGGCATCATCAAAATTGAGAGCGAGCAGAACCCAGGCGAGCGCGCCACTGTGCGTGCAACATTCACCGGGCTTGCCGTAGCTTTCGAGACGGAACAGCCATGCAAGCAGGCAAGCTAGATAGGCGCCTCCGCTTCGAAAAGCGTCTCGAAGTTGATGATGGCGCGGGAAACTATACCGCTGGGTGGGTTCTCCAGTTCGAAACTGCGGCGCATCGCATGTGGGTGCGTGGCGGCGAGACCGTTATGGCTGCGCGGCTTGAAAGCCGTCAGCCTGCGGTTCTTGTGGTAAGGAACAGCGCGAACGCAAGGCAAATCGGCAACGATTGGCGCGCCGTGGATAAGCGGGACGGGCGGGTTTACAACATCCGCGAAATCCCGAAGGAGTCCGACGATCGCGCCATGCTCGAGATGCTTGCGGAGGCCGGGGTGGCTACGTAGTGGCGATGCAAGGGCTGCGGCAACTTAACCGCAAGATGCGCGCAATACCGCCAGCCGCCAAGACAGCAGCACGCAAGGCTGTGGTTGAGGGCGCGCATCGGATTGCGGGTTTGCAAAAAAGCCTCGTTAAGGAAGTTAGTGGAGACCTAAAAGAAAGTATCCACGTTACTAACCCAGGGGAGGCTACGCCCGCTTATTCACAGCCTGGTGGTAAGCGCATAGCGCGAGAAGAAGAGGCGATTGTAACGGCAGGAAACAGCAAGGTTCGATACGCGCATTTGGTCGAATTTGGCACTGCGCCGCATACCATTTTGGGAAAGCGATTAAGCTTCTTCGGGCGCAGAAAAGCCATGGGCAAGGACGGCCGCTTTGGGACGCGCGTTGAACACCCTGGAGCACAAGCCAACCCATTCTTCTGGCCGGCCTATAGGGCACTAAAGAAACCTGTGCGCTCCAAGATCACCCGAGAAATCAACAAAGCGATCAAGAAGGCCGCAACGTCATGACCAGCGGCGAAGAATTGCAGCGTCTCTATCACGCTACGCTTATCGGTACGCCAGCCATCATGGCGCTTGCTAATGCCGTCTACGACAGCATTCCGAGCAATCCGTTTGGCGACAAGACGGCTTACATCAGTTTTGGCCCGTCCGACTCCACCGAAGACGACCCGGAATGCGACGGTGTAGAGTCCGGCGTGGAAATCACGCAGCAGATTGACATCTGGTCGAGAAAGCCGGGGTCAATTGAGGCGAAGACGCTAACGGATCTTGTGCGGAAGGCGCTGCACGAGAAGTCGCTGGCGCTTTCCGACAACGCGCTTGTCGACACGTATGTGGGCATCTCTCGCGTCATGCGCGACCCGGATGGGCTAACCACACATGGCGTTGTGCAGGTAACGGCTATAGTCGAAGAACCTGGCTAATGGCGTGGGCGCTCTTTAGCGCGCCGTTCAACTACGACCGACGCCCTACGCAGGCGATTGCATTTAGCGTGCAGCCGGGACTGCGAAACCTACCGCGTGACGTTGTGCATGCGGCCATCAAGGCTGGCAAAGCTACCGAAGCGCCGCGGCCGAACAAAGCAACTGTTTTATCATTGAAGGACAAGCTGCATGGCAACGGCAGTCACCGCGAAATATGAAGAACTGATCCTTGAGGTTGAGTTCACCGCGAGCAGCGGCGTCTATACGCCTGTATGCGGACTTATTGACGTCACCATTAACCGCTCGGCTAACGTCGATACCGCCGAGATTCCGGACTGTGACGACGAATCGCTCCCCCTTTCGATTGAGCGCCAGGTGCGCTCTATTGAAGTGACGGTTTCCGGAACCGGCGTATGGGCGCAGTCGTCGCATGGCGGCATGATGGATTGGTTCTACTCGTCCGCCACCAAGAATGTCCGCGTGCGCAACACGAAGGCGTCTACAGGCGATACGCAGATCGAGTCCGGCCCCGCGCTGCTTACCAACTTGAGCAACACGCGCACCAAGGGCCAGAAGGTTTCCGCCGAGGTGGAAATCCAGTTCGACGGCACGCCGACCAGGACCGACGCGTAACCATGATTCGAGACCTTACCTGGGCTGGTGGGCAGCACGATTTCGCGCTGCCCATTGAGCTATTGCGCGCACTGGAAAACCGGTGCGACGCTGGCCCGGCGTGGGTGCTCGCTCGCCTGAGCAACGGCCAGTGGCGCGTTGACGACGTCGTTAGCACCATCCGCCTGGGGCTTGAGGGCGGCGGGGTTGACAAGGACGATGCGCGGAAATTGGTAAAGCGGTTTGTCGAGGACAAGCCGCTGGCATCTAGCGTCTTGACCGCGCAGGCCATCCTTATGGACTCACTCTACGGCGGGGAGGCTGATGGCGAATCCGACGAGGGGGAACAGAACCCCGCGGGGTAAAACTGCCGCGGGGTAAAGTTGACTGGAAAGCAGTCTATTTGTGGACCGGCGTGCTTGGAATCGACGTGAGCAAAATGAGCCTATTCGAGTTCATCTGCGCCACGGAAGGATACGCGCAAGCGCAGGGCAAAAAGCCACGCGGGCGCAGCATTGACGAGGACAGGCTAGCCGAGTTGGGCGTGGCTGGGTTTTAGTCTAGCGCCGACTCTGGCAGGCATGCAACCGAGCCACCGGCGCCAATTAACGTTGCTGTGCGGCGCAATTCGTCACGCTGCCTTTGGCATGCGTGAAGTGCGATGCCAGTCTGCACTACGCGCTCAGAGTTACCGATTGCGTGCACGAGGCTGTATGTCTCGATTGGCTCTTGCGCCGATTGCCCCTGCGCTTCGAACAGAGCGAGTGCTCCGATACCGAATGATGCCAGTAGCAATTTGCGCATAGCGGTTTCTCCAATTTTCAACACTATAGCTCGGAGCGGGCCGCATGGCAATGACTGATATGCAGCGGCTAATAGTGAGCCTGGAGGCCCGCACAGCGGCTTTTGAGAAGGCCATGAACCGCGCAAACGGCGTAGCCAATAAGCGCGCAAGAGCTATTGAAGGCCGGTTCATGCAGATGAACCGCAAGATTAGCGCGTCAATGGCTGGCATCGGTCGCGGCTTTATTGGCGGGATTGCGGCTGGCATCGGTGCACGCGAAGTAGGGCAGTTGCTCGACTCCGCTACGCGGATCGACAACGCGCTTAAGGTCGCGGGACTTAGCGGCGCGGAACTAGAGGGAGTTTACTCTCGCCTTCGTGATAGCGCCGTCGCTAACGCGGCGCCACTTGAAAGCCTTGTGGAGTTGTACGGACGCGCTGCGTTGGTGCAAAAGGAACTCGGAATTTCAGGCGAGGAACTTCTAGGCTTCACAGACAAGATTGCCGTAGCGCTTCGCGTGAGCGGCAAGTCGGCAGCGGAATCGTCCGGCGCACTGTTGCAGCTTAGCCAGGCGCTTGGTTCTGGCGTCGTTCGCGCGGAAGAATTCAACTCCATTCTAGAGGGCGCGCTTCCAATCGCGCAGGCTGCCGCGGCCGGCTTGCTAGAGGCTGGCGGGTCTGTCGCAAAGCTGCGTCAGCTTGTCGTGGACGGAAAGGTTTCCTCGGAGGCGTTCTTCCGCGCCTGTGAGGCCGGCGCGCCGATGCTGGAGTACACGGTTGCCAGCGCGGTTCTCACCATTGACCAGCGAATAAGCAACCTCAAGACGGCGCTTATCGACGCCGCGCGCCGGTTCAATACGTCGACGCAGGCGGCGAACACGTTCGGCGAGGCAATCGACAACGTTTCGGATTTCGTCAACAGCGTCGATTTTGAAAGCCTTATTTCCGAAATTTCGGACATCATCGAGGCTTTCCGCCAAGGGATCCAAGCGGCGAACAATTTCGCCGCGGCAATATCGCAGGCAAGCGGCCTTGAGAACGTCGGCGAGTTCATTACCGGCGGCAAGGTTAGCGTTGAGCCGGTTCCTGGGCTCAAGATTACGTCACAGAAGGCGTTGCGCGAGCGCATTGATAGCGCGTTCGACGTTGCCGAGACCGCGGTCGACCAGGCGGTCGTTGATGCCGTTAAGGCGCGGTACGGCTCGGAGGTTGCGCCGAAGGGCGGGCGCGTAGGTGCCAGCAAGGCGTTTACGCCGGTATCGCTAAGCCAGTTCGCCGCACCAGACGGCAAGGGCAAAGGCGGGGGCGGAAAGTCCAAGCGCGAGAACGAACTTGAGCGCGAGATAGCGCAAATCAAGGAGCGCACAGCGGCGGTTACGGCTGAGACAGCGGCTATGGCGGGGTTAAACCCGCTGATAGACGACTACGGGTTTGCGCTTGAAAAGGCACGCGCGGTTCATGAACTGCTAACCGCCGCGCAGAAGGCCGGGATTACCGTGACGCCGGAATTGCGTGCCCAAATCGAAGGTCTGGCGACCGCATACGCATCCGCCGAAGTTGAGGCAAACAAACTGGCGGAAAGCCAGGAAAAGACGCGCCAGGCAGCCGAGGAATTCAACGCCCTTGGCAAGGAAGTTCTAGGCGGCTTCATAACCGATTTGCGTAACGGCACTTCGGCCGCAGAGGCACTACAGAATGCGCTAGGCAAAATCGCCGATAAGTTGCTGGATATTGCGCTTAGCAGCCTGTTTAGCGGAAGCGGCGGCGGTGGGTTCAACTTTTTGAAGCTGTTCGGTTTCGCCGAGGGTGGAATCGCGGCGCACGGGAAGCCACTGCGCAAGTTCGCGCGAGGAGGCGTGTCCAAGACGGCAGCAGTGTTCGGTGAGGCTGGCCCAGAGGCGGCTGTTCCGCTTCCGGATGGGCGCAGGATACCCGTCGACTTGCGCTTGCCGCAGAAAGTTGAGCAGCGCCAAACAGGCAGCACAACAATTTCCATGCCGGTGAACATCAGCGCTCCAGGCGCTGACGCTGCGGCGCTTGGCCGAGTGCGCGAGCAGGTTCAAGAATTGCAAAAGAGCCTGCCATCGCAGGTTAAGGCAATCATTCACAGGCAGCAAGTCAGGGGCTACTAAATGGCGCGTTTGGTCTATTGGCCAAACGGTTTGCGGACGAACTTCCGCGAGCCGTTGTCTGGCCCGCGCGCCAGAGGCGCGGGTAGTGGCGAGACGATGGGCGGCTTCATCCAAACCGTTGCGTCTCCGTTCGGATCCTGGCGCTGGCGCTTTGGATTTCCGCGCATGCGCGGGCAGTTGTTCCGACGCTACCGCGGCTGGATTGCGTCGCAGCACGGCGGGGCTAATGCCACAACCGTTCCGTTTTGCGATTGGGACGGCCTT